ACAGTTGGTTTATATGATGATCATTACAATTTATTAGCAGTAGGTAAATTTGCCCAACCAGTTAGAATGTCTGAAGAAACTGATATGACGTTTGTCATAAGATGGGACTCATGATAATACCAAATAGTTACGAAGAATTTCCAGAAGGCACATACGGATACGTTTATCAAACAACCCATATCCCTACTGGAAAAAAATATGTCGGTAAAAAGACATTAATATATAATCAAAAGAAAAAATTAGGTAAAAAAGAACTTGCTTTACATGAAGGTAAAGGTCGTCCTCCTAAATTTAAAATAGTTCAAAAAGAAAGCGACTGGAAAACCTATTATGGATCCCATAAATTCATTAAGGAAGAAATAAAAAAAGGTAACCAAGCTGATTTTAAACGCGAAATACTTCAACCTGCTTATTCAAAAAAAGAATTAACCTACCTTGAAAACAAATGGCTATTTTGTTTAGAGGTTTTAGAAAGCGACGAATATTTAAACGACAACATTGAAGGGAGATATTTTAAAAAGGATTTTGATATGTGAACTTTCGTTCGTACCTTGGGAGTATGAAGGAAGATCGATTGGTTTATTTGCTCGAAAGCCTATTAGGAAAAAGCAAAAATGCACGAGGAGGAGACGAGGCCGTATTCAGCTGCCCTAACTGCAACCACCACAAGAAAAAACTCACATTTAACAAATATACCCAAAAATTCCAATGTTGGGTATGTGGTTTTAAAGGTGCAAGGGCCATTCAACTCCTTAAATTTATTAAAGCCCCATATACAGCTTTTCAGGAATTAAAAGATATTGACACCCAATATAATTTTAAAACCGCACATGTAGAAAAACCAAAAGATCAACTTCAACTACCAGAAGGATTTATTTCGCTTCTTAAGGGAAAAGGATTAACCCGAGATAAAGCATGGAATTATTTAAAATCTCGCGGAGTTACTGCACAAGACGTAGTAAAATATAATATAGGATATATTGAAGAAGGTCCACTAACCAATTTTATAATCATACCAAGTTATGACAGACACGGAATCCTCAATTATTGGGTGGGTCGCTCGTTCGATCCGCAAGCTTACCACAAGCACAAACTTCCGCCAACATCGAAAGATATTATTGGCTTTGACATGCTTTGCAACTTTAATATTCCTATTATCATTTGTGAAGGTGCCTTTGACGCAATCGCAATCAAGCGAAATGCCGTGCCCTTGTTTGGAAAGCGTATCAGTAAAACACTCTACAAAGAACTTGTAAGAGGTCGCGTAAAACAAATATATCTTGCGCTTGATCAAGATGCTATAAATGACTCACTTAAGTATGCTAAAGAACTTATGTCATATGGTAAGGAAATATTCTTACTAGAGTTAGGAGGTAAAGACCCTAGCGAAATAGGCTTTGGAGAAATGACCCGCATATTACAGTGTGCAAAACCATTAACTTTCCAGGGATTGGTAGAAAAGAAAATCTTGTATCAATAATTAATATGTATTGACAAACTGCAGTTTATATGAAAATAGCCCTTTTACCTGGTGGATTTAAACCACCCCATTTAGGACATTATAATATGGCAAAATATCTTGCGGATTTCGCAGATAATGTTATAGTTCGAATCGGTCAAAAAGAAAGAGAGGGTATAGGTAAAGAATTAGCTCTTGAAGTATGGAATTTTTATAAAGAATTTGACCCAGATCCTCGAGCTAAAAAATTAACAATTAGTGTTGCACAATCGCCATCTCCTGTAAAGGACGTATATGATTTTGTAGAAAAAATTGCACCTGAAGGATCAACAGTTATCCTTGGTTTAGGTGAAAAAGATGCATCTGATGGTCGTTATAACAGCATCCCCAAATTTGCAGAACCACGCAATATTAAAGCCGAAATCGAATTAGTTCCACCACAAGCTGGTGGTATTTCAGGTACTCGTATGCGCGAAATAATTAAAGCAAACGACAAAGCTGAATTTTTCAAGTACATTCCTGACTATCTTCCTGAAGAAATTAAAGAAGAAATTTGGACTAAATTAGTAGACACTACTATACCTGCTGATATAGAAGAAATGATGGGTGGTACTATGAATAAACAAGAAATGGCTAAACATTTAGCCAATATGAAAAAACTTCGTAAATTCTTTTCTAAGCAAGGCGATCAAATGGTTGCTGTTCCTTCAAAATTAACTAAAGGATTACGTAGAAAATTATATGAGGGACGTTATGATATGGAAACATTATTAATGTCTCGTTTTATAATTGATGTGTTTAAAGATGAACTTGGTAAAGAATATAGAGAAAAATTTATAGATATAGGTAAATTAAAATATTCTAATAAAGACGAAAAAAACGTAGTTCCTTATGATTTAGAATTAATCCTTATCCCCACAGATATAGAAATTTTAGGTCCTGATCCATTTATTATAAATGCGGGTGCTGACGACGAATCATTTTATGTTCAAATAAATTATAATCCAGATTCATTTCCTAAAGCTTATAACAAATTAATTTCTGAAGTTAAAGATGCTGTAAGACATGAATTAGAACATATTGGGCAACAAAATTTTGATAAGGGAGTAAAAAAAGACTTAAGTGTAGATGATAGTAATTTACCTACATTTGAATATCTTACTTTAGATTATGAAATTCCTGCTCACGTTCAAGGAATTTATAAAAATGCTAAAACAAGAAAAGTTTCGTTTACAAAAGCACTTCAAGATTTCTTAGATGAAAGAGCAGGCGAATTAAGTCCTGATGAGGAGGCTAAAATTAAACAAATCTACACAGATTATGCTCGTAAAAATTTACCAGCAGCTCAATTAGAAAATTTTCCACCATATAAGGCAAATCAAGTATCCCAAGTTAGGTACAAAGCAAGTGATACGTTTACTAACGATCGTAAAAAAGCTAAAAAACTAGGCTATCTACAGGAAAAAGATCCTAAAATAGGTACAGGTAAAAAACCAAAAGGGTCAGGACGCCGTTTATATACTGATGAAAACCCCAAAGATACTGTTAGTATTAAATTCAGTACTAGACAAGATATAGTTGATACTTTATCTAAAAAGTCGTTTAAAGCCAAATCCCACGCACGACAGTCACAAATTATTAATTTAATTCATCAGCGTGTTAGAGCAGCGTATGGTAGAGCTAAAGACCCAGCTGTTAAAAAACGCTTAAAAACTGCTTTAGATTATATCACTAAGCGTAAAGAAGCATCTAAAGAAAAAACAAAAAGAATGAGAAAAGAAGGATTATTCTCAAAAGATTGGTGGTTAGATGTAATCACTGAAGAGATATTATATGAAGGTGGTGCCGCAGGACACATGGCTCACCCATTTGATTTACCAAACGTAAACACAGGAAAAGACTTAATTAAGTCATTTGAACAAGCTGCTGATAGTTTGAAAAAAGAACCTGGTAGCGTTAAGATAGATGGCGTAAATTCGTCAATTAGATTAATAAATAACGCAGGCAAACGCGAGTTCGCCATGGACCGTGGCTCAAAGAAGGCACTTGATTTACGTGGCGTTACTAAAGCTGACTTAGAAGATAGATTCGGCCCTGGTCACGGTATGATTAAAGCAGGTGGCGACGTATTAGATATTTTTAACGCAGCTTTGCCATCACTTGAAGAAGAATTAACTGCACTTGGTATGTGGGACGACCCAAACGTTATGTTTAATATGGAATATGTCTCAGGTAAATCAAATGTTCAAGACTATGGTAAAAACTTCTTAGCAATTCATGGTTTATTAAGTGTAGAAACTAAAGAAGTACAAGGTGCTCGTAAAGTACTTACAAAACGTGTTACCTCTGAAAAGAATTTTGCACAAAGTGACATGGATGAGTTACTTAGAAAACTCGAACCATTCGCTAAAAAGAAAGGATTCGAAATTTATGGTTCAGTCCCAACAATATTTACTAAAGACCCTGATTTTAAATCAGCGTTAAGTCAAAATTATACTATTGACTTTGCAGAAGGTAGTAAAACTAAATCACTCGCACAGTGGTTAAATGATGTTACTAATATCCCTAAAACAGATCGTTTAAAAATGAATATTGAGGAAACTGACTCAATAAAAGATGTAGGTGCACTCAGCAAACAAGTATACTTTGCTGTATTTGGGGGTGAAAATGTAGATTCACTATTTAGTACAGAACAAGAAGTCCAAAAAGCAATCCAAGGGGCTACAACATACCTTGCAACAGAAAAATTAGGTGATGCAATATTAGATGTATTAGATTCACCAATGGGTTCTGTTAACGACCATGAAGGTGTA